ATGAATAAAACTTGGACACTAGAAGTCAAAGAGGACCCAAAAAACGGTGATGCTATTCTTGAATTTCCTGATGACCTCATGCAACAAGCAGGCTGGAAAGAAGGAGACACACTTGACTGGATTGATAACAAAGACGGATCTTGGACTTTGAAAAAGAAAGAACCAACTCAATTTGTATTAGTCGAATGTGTCAGTACATTTCGTCAACGATATATGGTTGAAGTGCCAGTTGGCATTGATCAATATGGTAAAGACAAAAGTGAGTGGGCACTAGATACTGTTGCAATGGAAGATGCTAAAGAGTTTAGTCAAGAACATATCGGTGAACAGATCGTTAGCCATCGTATTGTAACAAGAGAAGAAGCCTTAGTATTGTGTGACAAAGACAATGAATATGGTAAAGATTGGGATGAAGAAACAAAAATGAAAAACTTTTTTACACTTTGGCAAAATCAAAATGGATAAACTTTTACAATATAGAAAATATCTTGAATTTACAGGAAAAGCTACTCGTAGCGAATACTGGGCCATTTATTTGATTACTTGGTTATTTGTTATGGTAGCGACCTTTCTGTTTTTTATTCTTTCTCTTTCCGGTCCTATAGGAATGTTACTTGGTGCAGTAGTTATGTTGGCAACTGGATTCTTTTTGACTTGGTTAATGGCTGCTACTGCTGCAAGACGATGCCGTGATGCTGGTATTAACCCTTGGTTTGTTCTATCATTCATTATACCTTATGTAAACTTTATTGTTTTTATAGTATTTGGATGCTTGGCATCAGAAAAAGTATCAGAATAAAATTAAGGTTGACAATAAATACCATATGTACTAGAATAATGGTATTATGAAACACGAAACTATTTCTTTCAAGATCGAACGACCCAAACAGCGTGTCCATCGTATGTTGTTTGAGAACGATTCTCCTTATAAATATCGGGTTGTAAATCCTAAAAAGACCCAATATAACCGTCGTCCAAAACATCGGAAAAACTCCGATTCTTGGGAGGACTAAAGTTAATTATAAAATTTAATATAAAAATAATAATACCAAAATTTGACAATAAATCATTTTGGTATTATACTATAGTCTGTTCAGTTGATTGAAGGAGTTCTTGATGGGTTACAAAGTTGTCGCTGACAGTTATCAAATGGATCAAATGCGAACCAAATATGGTCCCCGCAAAGGTCTTGAAGGCCCGTTCAATTTCTCTGGTCGTGTGTTGTATTATGACAACAAAGAAGGTCAGTATTACGACCCGACCACGGACTTTTATGTAGAGCAATCCGAAATGGATCTCATTCATGCCCAACTAGTTGATCGCCTGACGGCTTGACAATAAATCAGTTTGGGTATATAATACTTGTATTGACAGTTAACTAACGGAGCAAATTAATGTCTAATGTTCGCATTCTTTCTGGCATGTATCGTAATCAAGCAGTTAAGGGTGAGGTCTTCACTTTGGTGAAGGGTTTTCAATCAGGTAAGAAAGGTAATTATGTGACGGTCAAGAATGAAGGTCAATTCAATATTGATATTGATGTGGTTAAAGTGAAAGTTGGTTCTATGGCTGACATTCAGTTTATCAATGACACCAGTGTCAAGGCACATGTTTCGGAACCTCAAGTAACCGAAACTGATGAACAGGCAATGAATCGTATTGCTAGCCGTTTTGCAGTCCTCGATGAAATGTCCAGCGCATGTATCGCAGGCAACATTCGTGCTATGATTGTGACTGGTCCTGCTGGTATCGGTAAGAGTCACGGTGTGACCACTCAGATGGAAAAGGCATCGATGTTTGACAAAATTCAAGGCAAGCGTCCTCGCTTTGAGATTGTCAAAGGTGCTATCAGTGGCATTGGTCTGTTCGCTACATTGTACAAGTACTCCGATGCTAAAAATGTTTTGGTGTTCGATGACTGTGATGTGTGGGAAGATCAGGACGCTATCAATGTCTTGAAGGGTGCGTTGGATAGTGGTAAGACCCGTCGTATCTCTTGGAACAAGGATAGTCGTCTGTTGCGTGATGAGGGTGTGCCCAATCAATTCAACTTCAATGGTTCTGTGATTTTCATCACCAACAAGACCTTTGACAATAAGAAGGCTTCTAAGATTCAGCCTCACTTGGATGCTCTCCAGTCTCGTTGTCACTTTCTGGACCTGACTGTTGACAGTGAGCGTGACAAGATGCTCCGCATCAAGCAGGTTCACCGTGACAGTGATGGTGGTCTGTTCAAGGACTATGATTTTACTCAGGTGCAAACTGATGAAATCATGAGTTTCATTGAGACCAATCATGCAAAACTGCGCGAAGTGTCCTTGCGTATGTGTCTCAAGATTGCTGATCTGGTCAAGATCAGTGGCAACTGGCGTGAATTGGCTAAGGCAACTTGCATGAAGGCCGCATAATTTTATCAACTCTACTAATAGGGGACTTCGGTCCCCTTTTTTTGCCTGTTTGTTTGATTTTGATATTGATATTCTTTATAATGAAAAGATGGTAGAATTAAAAACAGCAGAGCATGTTATCCATTACATGAAAAGTGGATCAATAAGTCTTAGTAGATATGACGATAAATTTATAAGTAATTTACAATCAATAAAACAGGTTACTACCAACCAAATTGAATTGTTGTATAAAATAATTTATAAGTATCGCAGGCAATTTGCAAAAAATGAATTGGATGTTGAAAAGTTAATACATCTACCGTGGACCATGCCTATAATAGAAAGTTCCACTCAATATACAAATGCTTTTGTTTCCATTGAAGATAGAAAAATAATTTTTCGTTGCCCTTATAATAATGCCTTTATTAAGTCTTTTAGAGGAGAACCATTAAACAACTTTATTTGGTCTAAGGACAAAAGACATTATGAAGCTGATTTTAGTCAACATGCAATTAAATTATTATTGACTGTTGCCAGTAAACACTTTAAGACCATTAATTATTGTACAACGACAACTAATCTATTAGATCAATTAGCGTTGTATAAAGATATAAAGTATTGGCAACCAACATTAGTAAACCGTAATGGTAATTTGATTATTATGGCATGCAATGAACCATTGTACAATGGGTTGAGTGATATAAAAATAGAAAATGATCTTAACACCTTTGCAATTTTAGCCTCTCGTGGTGTATTGATTGACGAAAGTTTATATGATATAAATAATGAAAGAAGTAAATTTTTTGCACAACAATCATATACTGCTGAAATTCAAAATATCAAAGATATCGCACTTTGGATTAAAGAAGTAGGGGCGGACCATGTTGTATTGTTAGGTGCGCCTTTGATAGAACCTAACAGAAAAAAAATAATAGCCGACTTGGAAAGATACAACATTGGCTACACTGATTTAAACATTCAAGTTCTAGATGATACTAAGAAACACAAATTTCCAATTCTGCTTAAATTTAAAACTTCAGTTAAAGCATGGCCCCCTAAAAACTTATGCAAAGTTATAAATTTTGTAAATTCCCAACCTATAGATATTAAATGAAACAAGTTAAATTAGAAATAAAAGATGAAGTTAATTGCAAGTTGATTGGTTTAGAACTAGCTGATCGAAAAACTCTAATGCGGATGTTTGAATATGAAATGCCAGGTGCTAGATATTTACCGAGTGTCCGTCTAGGTAGGTGGAATGGAAAAATTAGCTATTTTAGTCTAGGGGGTAGCACATACATAAACCTGTTGTCAGAAATTCTTCCATTGTTAGATCAGGCTGGATATGATATTGAATTGATTGATAACAGAGACTACAATACTTCATTTACTTTTGATCCAGTAACAGAAGCAACTTTTGCTCATAAAAATTGGCCTAAAGGACATCCTAAAGAAGGTGAGCCAGTTGTATTGCGTGACTACCAAATTGAAATTATTAATAACTTCTTGAGCAATCCACAAGCATTGCAGGAGATTGCGACTGGCGCAGGAAAAACCTTAATGACTGCTGCATTAAGTTATAGCATAGAACAATATGGTCGCAGTATTGTTATAGTACCAAATAAATCATTAGTAACTCAAACAGAAGCAGATTACATTAATCTAGGTTTAGATGTTGGTGTATACTTTGGTGATCGCAAAGAATATAATAAGAAACACACTATTTGTACTTGGCAAAGTTTGAATAACATGCTTAAGAAAACAAAAAGCGGCGAAGCAGAAGTAGAGATTAGTGATTTTATTGAAAATGTTGTTTGCGTCATGGTCGATGAAGTTCACCAAGCAAAAGCTGATGCTTTGAAAACATTGTTGACCAGTGTATTTTGTAAAGTGCCCATAAGGTGGGGACTAACAGGAACCATACCAAAAGCTAAATTTGAAGCACAATCATTGTTTGTAAGTTTGGGACCAGTTATTAGTAAACTAAGTGCAAGCGAATTACAAGATCAGGGTGTTCTTGCAAAATGCCATGTAAATATTGTCCAATTGAAAGATGATGTTGAATTCACTAATTATCAAAGTGAATTAAAGTACCTTACTGAAGATAAAAAGCGATTGGATGCAATTGCTAATTTGGTATCAAAAATTAAAGAAACAGGAAATACATTGATACTAGTAGATAGAATTGCTGCGGGTAAGGAACTAGTTGATAGGTTGCCTAATAGTGTATTTGTCAGCGGGGAAACTAAGTTAACTGACCGCAAGGAAGAATATGATGAAGTCGCAACTAGTACGAATAAAATTATTGTAGCAACTTATGGTGTTGCTGCTGTTGGTATTAATATACCCCGCATATTTAACCTTGTGTTACTAGAACCAGGAAAGAGTTTTGTCCGTGTTATTCAAAGTATTGGGCGTGGAATTCGAAAAGCAGAAGATAAGGATCATGTTATGATATGGGATGTAACATCATCATGTAAGTTTGCTAAAAGGCACCTTACCCAGAGGAAAGCTTATTACAAAGATGCAAATTATCCCTTCGATTTAGAAAAATTGGTATATAAATGAACCATAATAGATTGACTATTCATGAAAGGTATAATATAATTGTAAAATGAACATACTGCTATTAGAAAACATAAAATATAATTTAGAAAATCTACCAAACGAAGTTGATGATGTTAGGTTTGCTATCTTAGACAACAGTAACCCAGCTAATGTAGATTACCATTATATTCCATTAATATTCTTAGAAAGTTTTAACGCTCCTGCATTAGTATTGCGCATAGGTGATAAACAAATTAAAATGCCAGTAGATTGGCAAATATTAATTGGAGAAAAAGAGCATGGTGATTTAGAGACATTGCCATTGACTAGTATAAATGATAGAGGATTTAACGCATTTATATTCAATCCATTATCATCATTTAGATTAGATTTTGCTCCTGTTGAAATCATAGACATTTATCATGATGTAACTTGGTATGCACCTAGATTAAAGAACGGTCAATTTTTGTGTGTACCAATTGAAGATGGACCTAAACCTAGATGTGCTTATTTTGTAAAAGAGATAAGCAGAAACTGCGAAATTGTAGATATTAGTCAGGTGCTTTAATGGCAACTAAAAAGAACACTCCAGTTGATGAAAAGTTAGAAAAACAAGATTTTGATTTGTTCGATGCACTTGCTGCATTGGATAAAAAAGATTATGGATACTATGATAGACTGACACCAGAGCAACAGAAAAAGTTTATTCCACACATGATGCTTAAATGGATGAGTGGATTAAAAGGATCATCTGACATTCAACGATATTACTTGCAAAGTATAGAATATTATGCCAACAAATATTGGTATAATGAAAACATACAAAAAAATCCTAAACTACAATGGTTAATGTTATGTGCAGCAAGTCCTGGAGTAGGGAAACAGTTTCATCAATGGATCCCTGAAATCAAATTAAAAGTAGCAAAACTACAAGAGAATGCTTCTTTAAAAGAAATCAAAGAGTATTTCAAAAAAACTTATCCAAAGATATCTGACACAGATTTAGAAGAACTCAGTAAAACTTATATAGAACAGCATAAAAGAAAAAAGTATCTTGCAGAAACATTCCCCGATCTTAAATTGAGTGACATAGAAGTTTTAAATGAAATTGTAACTGATGAAGAAATTAAACAATACGAGATGGACAGGGGCAATTAAAATTTAATGATGTAAAAATGAAAGAAACAAAATATTCTTGTGAATTTTGCAATCGTAGTTTTATAAAAGAATCTACCATTATTAGTCATGTATGTGAATACAAACAACGATGGTTAAATAAAGACTTACAGGGAAATAGACTGGGGTTTCAAGCTTGGCTTCAGTTTTATAAAAAGCACACAGCATCTAAAAAACAAAAAACATATCAAGAATTTATAAAAAATGCTTACTATATTGCATTTGTAAAGTTTGGTAATTATTGTATCAACATTAATGCACTGAACATAAGCAGATATGTAGACTGGTTACTAAAAAATCAAATAAAAATAGATACTTGGTGTTCTGATACAATATATTCACGGTATCTATGTGAGTACTTGCGCAATGAAGATCCATTAGATGCGATTGCACGAAGTATAGAAACTACAATAGAAAAAGCTAAAGAAGAAAATATACTAAGCAAAGATTATATACGGTATGGC